TGAAATATTTTTTCAAAATTACTGAAGACTTCAATTAATGCATATCCTAGTTTTTGTTCATTTTCGGTTAATTCATTTTTTTCCATGAATTCTTCCATTTGCATTATGAATTTGATAATAACATCTTTATAATCAACATGAACTTCGTCAATAATATATGAATGTTCCAAACTTTCCTCTAAGTCTGAGGAAATATCATCATACGAAACACTTCTATTTGTTTCTTTAGTATCCTTCTGGATTGCTCCCATTAGATAATTTTTACAAATTGTACCAAAATATGAATATGCTTTAGTATTTTTTGTATGGTCAAACTTACTAATTTTAGTCATTAAAAATGACATAGTATCAGTATGGACTTCGTTAAAATCAAAATCCTTCCTGTAAAGTTTGTAACGTCGAATTATACTTTCGACCATTATTATGAGAGGTTCTCTTAAATATTCATTGAATATCTTATTCTTTTCTGTTTCGGATTCGGATTCTAAGTATCGTACAACCGCTTGTTCTTGTTCCTCCCCAAAATAAATTTTTTGGGTTCTCTTACGCGGCATGTTTTAGTTCTCTACATAGTTTATGTCTCTTTTATTTTTGAAGAAAAATTCTTTTTTTGCTGTTTCTAACCAAAATTTAACCTCATCAGGTGACATCTTGGTTTTCTCTGAGTTTTTATATGACCAAAACAAAGAGTCTTCTCTGAAATTAACATGTTGATACCCAATTTTAGGTACAGTCATAATAGTGACATTATTATGTGTTAATCTAAGTAAAAATTCATATCCAAATGTTAATTTGATATTTTCTTTTAGTGAGCCATATTCCTTAATTGTTGATGTTTTATATAAACCACCACTAATTTGAAAATTTTGATATTCTAAAAGTGCTTCATTATCTAATAATCCTTGTTTCTCGGTGAACCCATAAGCCCATGTAGCTTCGTTTGTAAAACTTAAAAACTTACCCTCAACATTGATGTCTCTAACAATTGGTAAGAAAACGTCAACATTTGGGTTTTCATTTTTATGTGTGTTTATTGAGTTTAACCATCCTTTCTTATACTCATCGTCAACCTCTAATATTGAGAACCATTCAGTATCGCAATTTTCGATACCTAAGTTAACTTGACTACAGAAGTCAGTTAAAGATTCGTTAGGGATGATTTTATACTCCAATTTATCAGTTTCAATTTGTATATCTGATGAAATTTGTTTTGGTGCAACTACTATTAATTTAACGTCATTATAAAATTCTTCAACAGATGATACTGCGTTTTTGAACATCATTTTATAATCTTCATCCCATAAATGGATTGGTAATATTACTGTTATGTTTTTCATTATATTTGTTCTTCTTGTTTAACTTTTTCTAAAGCCTTTTGAATTGCTTCAATACGTTTATTTTTAAATGAATTAAAGATATTCACTATGTTTGTTTTAGTGATTTCACTATCATAAGGTAATAGTGTGTCTTTCATTTTTTGTTTAACCTCATCGGTTAACTCAATACCATCTAACCAAGCTAAAACATATGTTCCAAGTATTTCAACTATTTTAGATTCGTCATATGTCCACATTCCATTTTCAGTTAACCAATCTGGTTCATTCTTTGGAATTTTACCAATAACGGGAACATTACATTTAATTGATTCCAATGGGAATGTTCCAAATGTTGAATCATCATCAATCCAAATAGATACCATACATTCTTTTAGATTTGTTGCAAACTCATCATATGACATTTGAACCATATCTCTAAACGTAATCCATCTTAAATGTGGGTTTCTAATATAAAACTCAGAAATTATTTTTTTATTTATTGACCTATCTTTACATGAAATCGCAACAATTGGTTTTTGTGATTTTTCGGATGGTGAAAATTGTTCACCAATCATAGGTGGGATAATATGTACCAATGTTTCATTGAATAATTCATTGACATATTTTTTAGATGTTTCTGTGGTTGTGATTACTCTATCAAAACCAAAATCCGACCATCTACTACCAATTGGTAAGGTTTCAAAGATATATTCTTTTTGTTGTACCAACATTACTTTTACACATCTAATGTTAGCTAAGTTTTCTAATACATTTGAATAATACTCAGGTACAACAATAACGTCCTCAATTTTTATCTCAACTCTATCGTCTTTAATCGTGACAACTTCTAAGGAGTCGTATTTGTCACCCAACCAACCTGAGACACCACCATATGTTTTATCTTCCACCAATAACTTGGTTTGGAATCCTGATTCTTTTAATGTTAATGCCATATCATAGATATGTTTAACAGATGCTCTAGCATTGTTACGAGTATCGTATACCAAAAAGTAAATTACATTTTTGTTCGTATTTAAATTACTTAATGCCGTTTCTAGCTTTTCTATGTTTTCGTTGTTTTTATTCATCATCTTCGATTAATATTTCATATTTTATTAGTGTATTGAATGCAATTTTAAAAGATATTGATAATCCTTCTTCCGCTAATGGTCCTAATTCCTCATCAACCTCTTCATATTCGTTTAGAACTCTTTCTAAACAAACTTTTATTATTTCATATTTAAAAATGTTTATTTCTAAACTTTTAGTTCCGTCTTCGTTTTCAAGGGTATCCCCTGTCTGACATTTTTTGGTAATTCCATCTACATCTATGTAGTAGCTTTTTCCGAACAATTCAACCATGTTTTTTCTATTTCAGATAATTTATTTATTTCTAAAGTATTTGTAAAGTGCTTATTGTAAAAGGTGTTAAATTTAATGACCGATTTATCTTTTGGACACGACTCAACAACTCTTTTATCATCGGTAACCCATAGGTCACATTTTGACCATAATTCATCAATATTTTCGGGCGATGAAAATTTTATGGTATCACAGATAACACCATTCCTAGAAAGGAAAAAAAGACTTGAGGGTTTAGCTTTACCTTTTTCATTTAAACCAATTAGAGTGAAATTAATATCTTTGTTTTCAAAAACTAAAGTATTAAAATCTGTTACAGCCTGACTATAACTTAAACCGGCGTGACCAAAAATCTCTATTGGAAAATCAAAATATAAAAATTTAAGGTATTCATCCATAGATTGGAATTTATATGTTTCCATAATATCCTCAATCTTAGCGATTCCGTCTATCCCATACTCGAAAGTTTCTAGAGCGTCAGGTTCAGTATTTAAAAAATAATCCTTATAGTGATAATCAAATTTTTGTAGTGTATTTCTTAGTACACCATCAATGTTTACGAATATTTCCATAATAGAAATATAAAATTAAAAATATTATAAGTAAAGACTTAATCGTATCTCTTTAGAATTTCTCCAATGATTGGGTTTCTTACAATATCTTTATTATCAAATTCGAATACCCCAACATTACGTAAATCTTGAAGCTTCATTTTTGCATCATAAAGACCTGTTTTTGTTTTATCTTTAAATTTATCAGATTGTTCCAAATCCCCCGATATAAAAAATTTAGAATTAAACCCGATTCTTGTTAGTAACAATTTCATTTGTGACGGGGTCGTATTTTGAGCTTCTTCAAACACAAGAATTGTATTATCAACATTCCATCCTCTCATATAAGCTAATGCCGCAATTTCAATGAATTCTTCTTCTTTTAACTTCTCTCTCGCCTCTTTACCGATTATTTTATTTAAAAGATAATATGAAGGGTAGATATATGGGTCTAATTTCTCCTCAATACCACCGGGTAATGAACCTAATTTCTCCTCCGCTTCAACTGCGGGTCTAACGATAATTATTTTTTCATATTTATTCGTATCATCCCACAATAAATCTACCGCTTTCTTCATTGCGATATATGATTTACCTACACCAGCTGGCCCGAAACAAAGAGTGATTTCATTTTCACCTAATATTTTCCAATATTGTTCTTGGTTCTTTGTAAGAAATTTTTCTTTAGGTTGTTTAATGATTTCTCTGATTCTTTCTTTTTTAGATGTTTTTCTATCCACTAAAGGAGTTACAACATTTTTTTTATTTTTAGGTCTCGATGATTTTTGTTCCATTATTTTTTTTCTTGTTTTATTGTTGGTTTCCTTTTAGTTATTATAGTTTTTTATTTTCCGGTTGAACCAAATCCCCCATCTCCTCTATCTGTTGATGATAATTCATTAACTTCAACAAATTTTATTTTAGGATATGGTATGATGATTATTTGAGCACCTCTCTCACCAACTTTATATTTTATCGAATCTAAACCTTGTGTTTTTTTGAATGTTGCTTGTATTTCACCTCGATATCCACTATCGATTACACCAACGCAATTTGATAGATTTAAATCCATATTACGTACAGATGAACGAGGGAACACTAACCCAACATAACCCATTGGGATTTCCATTGCAATACCAAATCCATATGTAACATCAAATGTTGTGTTGGATATTACTGAAGTGATTGTTAAGTCCATACCAGCATCCCCGTCTTTTGAATAAGTCGGAGTAACTGCATCACTATGTAATTTTTTAATTCTTACATCAATTTGATTGCTGAATTTATTAACTTCTTTCTCCACTTCACCACCTAATATTGATAAAAGGTTATCTAATTCACTAAACATCCCTAAATCAACCCCTTCTTCTGAATCCGATTCGGAAAGTCCTTTTTCAAATTCTTTTAGTTTTTCAATGTAGTCTTTAATTTCGTTTTTGTCCATTTTTTTCTTCTAAAATTGCTAACTCAAATCCGAGTTTTATTACATTTGATAAATTTGAAGAATGGTATTTTACCATTTTATCATCAGATTCTTTATCAGTATTTAAAACGGTTTGGAATTCTTCTTCATTAAGTTCCACACCATTCTTAGTTGCATAATGTACTGACCTTTCACCTACCCTTAATGACACCAAATCATTGCAGAACTCATACATTTTTCCTAATGTTTTTCTCTGCCATTCATTTTGATTCGGACAAAAAAGAAACACCTTACCAATTTGAGATAAAAAGACACATTTAAGAATTGTTGGTACTTCTTCTCTCATATTTTCAGGTAACAACTCATTAATTTTAATTGCGTACTTACACGCTTTTAATGAGGTATTCAATAGACCACCCGGATAGCAACCATACATATCTATTGTTGTTGTTGCTGGTGCAGTATAAAAATCGTCACCTAAGAAATTTTCAAGTTCCTTTGTAAAAATTTTATACTTGGAATTTGTTTCTAAGAACTTTTTTTTATTAGATTCTAATTGTTCTACGGTTATCATAGTTATTTGGTTTTATAGTAGTCCGGTGTGTTTTTTGGGTCAATAATACATTCAATCGGCATCTTTACGATTGATAAACTTTCACTACCTCTCATATCACCTGCTCGGTATTTTGATGTAATGATTGTTGCTTCCTCTACGGTTTCAGCTTCAACGATGTACTTAACTTTTTGTAATCTTGGATTACCATTTCTGTCTAATTGTTCGGTTTCATAACCTACTGTTACTAAATAATGCATAAATTTTGATTTTTTTTTTAAATTATTGATTTGAAAAATTGTGTTCTATTTTCTGATACTGTTACTAATGAATACTTGTCTTTTACTGTTTCATATAAACGATTACCAAGGTCTTCAATCATATTTGGATTGTCAACTAATCTTTTCATATGTTGAGCCCATTGTTTGTGGTTTTTATTTGGTGACACCAATAGTGCATTACCCTTATCGTTAAACTTACCTTCATTATATGCTGAAGTTAAATCTATTGTGTATGGTAATGTTTCACTTGCAATGATTGGTTTTTTGTGAAAACCAGCTTCAATTATTTTTAATTGTGATTTATTTCCATTGAACTCACTTGGATGTAACGGTGCCAAAGATACGTCAAATAAATTATAATTCGATGCGTATTTTCCAACAGGTTGTGTCCATACTCTCACATATTTTTTATTGGATGCATCAAAACTCGATTCTGTAAAGTTATGTAAATTTAATCTATATAAATCATCTACCGATTTATAATTGTCGGTGAATATTTGTTCGTATTTGTACCAAACAGTTTCCATTGGTTTAATCGGTCTAACCCTTCTTTCTTTGGTTTCCTGATTAATTTCAGTAACATTACCTCTTAAATCAAATCCACACAATACAAATTGTACATTGTCATAATTTGAGTTCATTACTGAAATACCACTTTTTAGTAATTCAATATCGTGTAAATGGGTTGAACCACCTAACCATCCAAATCTTATTTTGTCCGACTTAGTTGGTTTTGGTTGGAATTGAGATTCATTAGGATTTACTGCGTTTGGAAAAACAAGAACGTTTTTAATACCCGCTTTTGTTTTAATTGTGTTGGCAAAATGTTCTGTGGTACACGTAACATAATCGGAAGACCTCATTAACTCAACCTTTTTACGAGGTAATTCATTATCCTTGATTTGTTGATACAATGGATGTCTTTGGTCTGCAGCCCAATAATCATCAATATCCATGATGACTTTAATCCCTTGAGATTTTAGTTTTTTAATTCTTTCGATATTATCTTCGTGACTGGATTGGTGAATAAAACTGTGGAAAACTACAATATCGTAGTTTTTAAAGAACTCATCGTTTTGTTCGACATTTGTAATTATATCTACATGGAATTCATCCGAGTAATTATCCCCGATGTATTTAAACGGGTCTAAGATTCTGTACTTTCCAACACCATAGGTATCGGGAGGAATTGCTAATATTCTAATTTTTGACATCAAATTATATTTGTATGTCTAAATAATAAGAAAAAAAAATGAGAAATCAAACTTTACTTGGATTTATTTACTCCAGTAATTTTACCTTTGAATATAGAATCCCCTACTTTTAGTACTAAATTTTCATTAATTGATAGTGTTTGTTGTGCCGTAAGTATCTGATTTAACTTAGCGTCAAGAATTTCAGTTACCGTTTTTCTTACAATATTCTCAATAATTGGAACCAAATCACTACTATTGTATGACGGTGAACTACTTTGTTGTTTGTTTGTTGATTTTTTTGTTGAAACACCCTCACTCTCCATTAGTCTTTTTGTTTTTTCAACAAAATTTATATCTAACGAATCCGTTAAACTAATTTGTGGAATTGGGTTATCAATCATTGCCTTTTTAATTGCGTCAGGTAATTTAGACTCCATTATTCTACTAACATTAGTTTGTTGAGGTTGTGATGACCTAGATTGAGGTTGTTGATTATATTGTGCAGATAATTCTTCTGGGTCAGCTCTTAATACTGATTCATCCACATTTCCTCTTTCGAAACTACCCGTTTCTACTTTATTCATGACTTTCTTGGCCTGTACCAATTTCATCATTAAGTCATTTTGTGATATTACTCCTTGTCCTGTTTCCATGATATTTTTTATATATAATAAGTATTTTTAAAAGAAAATTAAAGTCTTCATCCTTTTTATCGATTCCTGTAATGGGGTTTCGTTATTTTCAATGTCGGTTTTTGGTTGTGGTTCAGTATTACCAACTTTTACATTGTCATTCCTTAACAATCTAAACAGTTCGGTCTCTGAGTCTTTTTCCAATTTTCTTCTAGTTCCTTCTCCCGGTTTTATATTACCACCAACTTCAGACTGTGATTTAACCCAATCATCTAATTTTTTCTTATAAAGTGTATCAATACCTAATTTAACATTTTCAGGTGATATTTCTTTATTGTTGTTTATGTTAGTTATTTTGTTTTTTAAATCATTGTAAACCTCAACGTCCCTTTTAACTTCCGGTTGAGGTAAAGGTGAAGGTTTTTCTTTTGGTTTAGGTTGCGGTAATTCTGTTTTAGGTTTTTCGGGTTCTTTTGTAGGTGTGACGGTCGGTTTTGGTATTTCTTTTTTAGGTGTTGGTAACGTTCCCCAATTACTTTTTACCTCAATACTAGTTAAACTTTTATCTCCGTTTTCATTATAACCCGGTCTTTTTTGGTCGAATGTTTCGTCTTCATAAATGTTAATACCTGACATTCTTGATATAATAAACATTCTCCAACCATATTCGGCGGTTCCTAATTTATTACTATCAAAACCTTTTTTAGATGTTGACGGTGGTTGTACCCATCCCCTAACAACTAAATTACCTTTTTTTGTTAACCCCATTACAACCAATTCGGCTCTAATTCTTCTTCCCGGTAAAACCTCACCTTTTGGTCCGTTATAATAGAAGGAAACGGGATTTCGGTTTATAATTGCATCCTTTAATCTTTTATTTATAGAACCATTTGGTGCCTCTAATAAAATTTGGGATAATATGTTATTTAAATTTATCATTAAAAATCGGGATATGCTTTAATTGTTGAGTATTTATTTTTTGCTAATTGGTCGATTCTTCCTGGTCCTATTGCGTTACCAAAAATATCGGTTCTAGTACCAATCTGACCACTATTATTTTCTCCTCTACCTTTCTCGTCACCGTCTGATATCGCATTTGGGTTAGTTGTATTATACTGAAAACTATCAGAATAAATGTTAATAGCCTTTAAACCCAATCTACCGGGACCAATTGCATTACCAAAAATATCAGTTTTGGTTCCGATTTGTCCGCTGGTATTTTCACCTCTACCTTTTTCATCACCATCGGATACCGCATTTGGATTATTGACATTATATTCAAAACTATCAGAATAGATATTAATAGCTTTTAAACCCAACCTGCCGGGACCAATTGCGTTACCAAAAATATCCGTTCTTGTACCGATTTGTCCACTACTATTTTCTCCCCTACCTTTTTCATCTCCGTCAGATACCGCATTTGGATTATTGACATTGTATTGAAAAAAATCAGAGTAGATATTCATCGCCTTTAAACCTAATCTACCAGGACCAAGTGCGTTACCAAAAATATCAGTCTTTGTTCCAATATCACCGGTAATATTTTCTCCTCTACCTTTTTCATCTCCGTCAGATAAAGCATTTGGGTTATTAACATTGTATTCGAAATTATCAGAATAGATATTAATAGCTTTTAAACCTAACCTGCCCGGACCAAGTGCGTTACCAAAAATATCAGTCTTTGTTCCAATATCACCGCTTGTATTTTCTCCTCTACCTTTTTCATCACCATCGGATATTGCATTTTTATTAACTGAACTATAGTTATTGGTGTAATTATAACCATTAATTGCTAGTAATGTATTCCTTTCGTTAATATCTGTTTTAGTTCCAATTTGACCACTATTATTTTCTCCTCTACCTTTTTCATCACCATCGGATATGGCATTCTGATTAACTGAACTATAGTTATTGGTATAATTGTAACCGTTTTTTGCTAAAAGAGTATTTCTTTCATTAATATCAGTTTTGGTTCCGATTTGTCCGCTGGTATTTTCTCCTCTACCTTTCTCATCACCATCGGATATTGCGTCCCTATTGGTTAATCCGTAGTTGTTGGTATAGTTATAATCGTTTTTAGCTAAAAGAGTATTTCTTTCATTAATGTCCGTTCTCGTACCAATTTGTCCACTTGGATTTTCCCCTCTACCTTTTTCGTCTCCGTCAGATAAAGCGTCTTTATTTAATAGACCGTAATTATTGGTATAGTTATAACCATTAATTGATAATAATTTTATCCTTTCATTAATATCGGTTCTAGTACCAATCTGACCACTATTGTTTTCTCCTCTACCTTTTTCATCACCATCGGATATGGCATTAGGATTAGTTAATCCATAACCATTTGTTGGTCCGTAATTATTTTTTGATAAAAGAGCATTTCTTTCATTAATATCTGTTTTTGAACCAATACTACCATTTAACTCACCTTTACCTCTTTCGTCTCCGTCAGATATTGCATTTTGATTAGTTGAATTATAGTTGTTGGCGTAATTGTAATCGTTTTTAGCTAATAATTTTGTTCTTTCATTAATATCTGTTTTTGAACCAACATTACCATTTAATTCTCCCTTACCTCTTTCATCACCATCAGATATAGCGTTTTGATTTGTTAACCCATATCCATTTGATGAATTGTAATTATTTTTAGATAGTAAAACATTTCTTTCGTTAATATCTGTTCTGGTTCCAATTTGTCCATTTGAGTTCTCACCCCTACCTTTCTCGTCTCCGTCAGATAAAGCATTTTTATTTGATATCCCATAACCGTTTGTTGGTCCGTAATTATTCTTGGAAAGTAGAGTATTTCTTTCGTTAATGTCTGTTTTAGAACCAATATTACCGTTTAATTCACCTTTACCCTTATCATCACCATCAGATAAAGAATCTAAATTAACTGAACTATAGTTGTTTGATGAATTGTAATTATTTTTAGATAGTAAAACGTTTCTTTCGTTAATGTCAGTTCTAGTACCGACATTACCGTTTAATTCACCTTTACCCTTATTGTCACCATCAGATAACGCATTTAAACTTGTTGAGTTGTAACTATTTGGGAGGTTGTATCCATTCGCCGCCAACAATAAAGCTCTTTGTTGAATTGCTATAATTTCTAATTCCGTCGGCATCTTAGTATTTAATTAATTTTTTTATTTTATCAACCTCTTCAAATAAACCAAGTGATGTGATTGGAGAAATTGAGCTTTTATGTGAATTACTTTTAATAAGATTAGTCGGTATTTTAAAACTGAATTTTTTTGTATGTTTTTTTAGGTGACTGTTTTTTCTCTCACCTGTCATACTTGACATCTCATCCGCGTTTTTCTTAGAATCTTTACGATTACTAATTAAATCTCTTTCACCTTGTAAATGTTGATTAGCCCATCTTTCCATCAAATCACCACCACATAAATCATATTTCAATCTATCTTTTATTTTATCTATGTTTTGAATGTCGTGGATAATTCTTTTCAATTGACCATATTTTACTGATTTATCTTGTAAAATTTTTTTTGCTCTTTGTATTCCACGCACATTTTGACCATTTAAACCAACAATAGTATGATTTATTTTATCCAATATGTCCTGTGGAACATTAAAAACTCTACCTTTTAAATCTTTATTCATTATCTTCTTTATTCAAAAGTTTAATTACATCTTTTACAGATACGTTATTTTTAGTTAATGTATTTTTTAACGCTAAAATTTGTTTTTTAATAATAGGTTCAATATCTTTTTCAATATCCTCATCAAATTCTTTGTTAACTAAATCAGAGGATTTTGATTTTTTAGAAATTACACTTTCTACATAATCTCTAATATATTCTTTTGGATTTTCAATTAATCTAACTTTATCTCCTTTTAAATTTTTATCATATCCCATTTGAGCCAATCTTTCATCGGCTTCAGGTTCTTTAATACCCAATTCGTCTTTAAAATAATCTTCAGCATCGTCCTTATCAACATCTTTTCCTAATGTTTTTTCATATCCAAGAGTTTTACTCATATCCGCTTCCATCCAATATCTTAATGATGTGAAAGCACTACGAGCTACGGTACTACCCATCATTCCTCGTCCCATACTTACAGATTGGTCTGTTGTTTTTTTACTTGCACTTCCCGATTCTTTTGTATTTGGTACTTTACTCATACCAAAGTTACCCTTTCCATCCACAATTTCATCAACTTCTTTTTCAACCTCATCTGGTAATTTTTTATAATTGGTATCGTCAGAAAATTCCTTAGCCATATTTTCCCACTTTAATCTTTCTTTTTTGGATAAAGACTTATCATTCGCCTTGGCAAAAAATAATCTTTGTTGTTTTTTAGACTTAAAAGTCTCTTCAATTATGTTTTTTATGTATTTATCCATTATAACAAGTTTATTATATAAATATCAAAAGAAACGAAAGATATTTATTATAGAATATGAATAGTCAAAATATATTGAAATTTTGGGGTACACGCATGGATTTGAAGATTGACTCTTCAGAATATCATGATTATGAGATATCTAAAACAGAATCGGATTATAATTCTGATGTGTTAGATTTTAACACCCCAATTAATTATTCGGGGTTAAGTGTAAACACCACGGGATTAACAAATGCGGATTGTGTTAGAAATACAATATCTTTAAATGAATTTGACAATACGGTTAATGACCCATCATATCCATATTCGGCTTATACTTGGACATTATCATATAGTGCGTTTACCAACCAATTAAACAATTCTGATATTATTTTAAAAAATGATGTTTATGAATTTATTAATAGTAGTGGAGAAACTCATTATTTTATTGAAAATGGGTATAATAATTCACTATCAAATCCATTTTCTTTAAATGTTACAGGATTTACAACAGGTTCTACTGTTGATTGCACTTTACAATTTTCAGGAACAGGAATAACAACAACCATTTGTTGTCCAAGAGACCCAATTCCATCAGCAAAACCGTGGGCGTATCAAATTAACCATGGTGCTGGTGTTAATAATTGTGATTATTCAGTTAAAAGAAGGACAGAAAAAGGATGGACAATTGATTTTGTTTTAAATAAAGATTCTCTTCCATGGTCTGACGGTAATGTCATATACTATCTTGGGGTTAGAAATGAATCTGATATAGTAGATTACGCAGATAATAACCTATCTTTCTCATTTACAGATGACGGTCGACTTAAATGGACATCAATTCGTTATTCGGGTATCTGTGATAGTTCTTCGGGGTATACAGAATCATTTTATATTTCGTCAGGACAAACATTACCATTATGTAATAATGGAACAAGTAATGATTTTAATATTACAATAACATTTGATAGATACAGTAGATATACTGATTGTAATCTTGAAAATGATGGGGGTTGGAATGATTTAATTCCAGGAGTAAAGGTTATTCCATATGTACCAGAATCTGGTAGTTCGGTAACATCAACCCAAACTACAATTTATACCGAAGTTGAAGAACTAAATAAAAAATGGGCGTTTGAAAGAGAAAGACGACTTGGTATTTTAAAAATTTATTTAAACGGTAGACCAATATATAAATTAAAAGATTGGGAGGAAATAATTCCATCTGATAGGGGTGAACAACCTTTTATACAATCATGGGGTTCAGGTACTCAATACGCCGGTGGTGTACACAATATGGGTACGTCTTGTTTTAATTTTAAACAAATACAATTTTATGAACAACCATTAGATTTTGTTAACGTCAGACATCATTATTTAACGGAAATAAAACCAAACTTTAATATTGTTGAATGTAATGAAGATTGTTATGAGGATGTTGTGGGTTTTACAGGTTGTGAAAAAAACTGTTATTATTGGAACGTCTTTATTAATCAAAATGATTTAAATTCCGCAACGGGAAATACGATAAATGATGATAATAGTGTTTATGTAGATAGAATTAATTGTCAATTAGACTCCGAAACAAAACAATATTCAACTTCAGGTTTAACTTATTGGAATGTATGTATGCCTAAATTGGCTGATTATGAATTTTACTATTATGTTAATGATGTAAAAACTTTAGTTACCGGTAATACAAGTAACATGACGATAACCTCAGATTGTTGTGATTTAGATAAAAAATATAAATTAACTGTCACGGGTGACTTACATCCAAACGCTTTAGGGTCTAGCGAAGCTGATTTATATGTGAATGGTGAATTAATTTTTCATTGGGATAAAGATATTTTTTGGGTAATTAATCCTGATGTTTGGGAATATGGTTTAAACAAAGGAGATAAAGTTTATCTCGATTTTAAACCCGATTTATGTGCACCCGAAGTTGGACAAAAAGACTTATACGTATATTCGGGACTAACAAATATTGATTCATATTCTTGGTACAGTCCATCATTAAGTTGTACAGGTAGTCCTATATTATCAGGTTACACAACTCCTGTTTATACTGTAAATGACGATTTATCAATCGAAATATATTGTCCGGCGTGTGTTCCGGTAACTCCCACTCCTACTCCTACACCAACTCCTACATCAAGTGGGGTAGCCGTAACTCCAAGTATAACACCAACTAGAACAATCACACCAACCAATACCCCAACCAATACTCCAACACCATCAATAACACCAAGTACAGTTGTATCGTTTACATATTCATTATTAGGTGCAAACCCAAGTGCCAGTGCCACTGCATGTTTTATTTACCCAGCTAGTGGGGTACCAAACGTTTATGGAGTAAAGGTATTTGGTAGTTTAGTAACTTCAGATATTTTATATTCAGATGTAAGTTTAACCACACCACTAACAAATGGTTTTTATTATTCAAATGGTACAAATTGGGTTAAAATAAATAACTCAGGGGTAATAACTAGTACTGGAACTTGTTAAAAAAAAACATAATATTTATAGTTAAACCAACAAGAACCATCACACCAACCTCAACACCAAGTACTTCGTAAAAAATAACTTCAAGTTTCACAAAACTTTAATTATACCTTCTTTTTATGTATCATTTACTAATTCATGTATTTTAACTATTTATCTTTAAAGAGTCGAATAATCAATAATGACAACCATAATATTAACATCAAACAACTATAGTGGACAAACTGCGAACATTACTTATTATCCTGATACAGGTGGTACGATTAGCCTTGGCTCTGTCGTTGTCCCTTATTATTATAGTACTGACTATTTTTATGGTACTTATGAGTTATATTTTCCAATATTTAACAAAACATGTACATTATACATTGAGACTCCTATACCTACCCCTACGGTTACACCTACTTTAACCCCAACCAACACAATTACCCCAACAAGAACCCTTACACCCACTCTAACACCAACTAATACTATCACGCCAACTCCAACAGTAACACCAACTCCAACAAGTTCATTTAGTGCTGGTTTATATAAAACAACATATTCGGGTTATCATAACGAAAATCCTGCGTTTTTTGCAACAGCAACCCCAACAACATTTGGAACAAACCCAGCCACCTCGGTTCAAACAACTTCTATCTCCGAATCCGGATTAAGTGATGATGGCTCTAACTTTAGTTGTCAATGGTTAGGATATTTCAAACCAACAACAACAGAAACATATACATTCTTCTTATCAAGTGATGATGGTTCTTATCTTTGGATTGGTGCCAATGCTCAGTCAGGATTTACCACCGCTAACTCTAACGTAAACAATGGTGGGGCTCATGGAAATCAGGAGGTATCAGGTTCAATTTCATTAACCGCCGGTGTCCTTTACCCAATAAGAATACAATTTGGTGAAATTGGTGGTGGTGATGTTATGACATTTAGTTACTCATCGCCGACCATAACAAAAACAACAAATGTAACAGGTTTAGTTTTTTATAATCCTTCAACAAATGGATTTTAATTAAAATAAAAAGAACAATATTTATAGAATATGGAATTTTTTATTAGACAAGGAGCATCAGAACCAATATTAAAATTAAGATTAATAGACGACGGTAAAAACGATAAGTCGGGATTTAACGATGCACTTGAAAATTGTGATATTACATTTGAAATGTTTAATATTGAAAATGGTGAGTATGAAATTTTAAATTCAGGATGTCAAATCACAACAAGAGATAAGAAATACGACCAAACAACTGATGAATATTATATTGTCCATAGATTTACTGAATCTCAAACCGCAAACATAGGAAAATACGAAGGTAAGGTTACGGTTCAGTTCTTAGATACTTCTCTAAATCCAACAACAAAATTGATTTTACCCGTTAAAGAAAAATTATTTATCACCATATTTTGATAATCAAATTTTTTTCTGTATATTTTTGACAAGACTAATTACGGATGTTCCGTAAGATAATGTGTCACTTAAAAAATATACATAATGAAAGAAATTATTTCGCAAGAAGTTATTGAAAACTTCTTAAATGGTTGGGACCCTGAAGAATATATAGTAGGGGTTGAGTATGATTACCGAACCAACAAAATCTACAAAGTCATTCAAGACCCTGATAGGGGTAAAATCGTTAAACCTGACACCTTTACACCATTTTTATGGGTTGGTGACCTAACTGAATTTAATTTTTACCAAAGTAATAAAACACTCCAAAAGAAAAAAATGGGTGAATATGGTATCATAATTGAAAAATTAAGAACAGAAGGAAATACTCGATTAGAAAATGGACAAACCTTTTTGGTTAAAAGTTTAAAAGGTTATACAGAACTTATTAACTTTTTTAAAGAGGGTGGAATTGACCCATGGGGTGATAAATTTAAATCATCTTTTACAATATTAAACCCTGTTGAACAGTATCTTATACAAAAAAAGAAAAGACTTTTTAAAGGTATTGAAGATTATTCCGGTGTTAATCGATTTGTATTTGATATCGAGACCACGGGTTTAGACCCATTAACCTGTAATATTATATTGATTGGGGTTAAGGATAACCGTGGTTTAGAAAAGACAATCCCCGCATTTGGTGAGGACGGTGAAAAGAAATGTATCGAGGAATTCTTCAACATAATAAAAGAAAAGAAACCAACAATTATTGGTGGTTATAACTCCGCATTTTTTGATTGGCCGTTTATCTTAAAGCGAGCAGAAATATTGGGTGTTAATACTAAGGAATTAACTCAAATATTTACAAAACAAGGAATTAGAGAGAAGAAAGGTATGTTGAAACTTGCAAACGAGCAAGAAGAATACATTCAACACAATATATGGGGATTCAATATTATAGATATTGCCCATTCTGTTCGTAGAGCTCAAGCAATTAATTCCGAAATTAAATCTTGGGGTTTGAAATATATCACCAAGTACTTAGAAAAAGAAAAACCTAATCGTGTTTATGTGGACGGTGCATGGATTTCAAAAATATATTTGGATAATGAATTATATTATGTAAACCCAAAAACAGGTAACTACAAGAAGATTGGTGAACCGGGAACTGATAATTTATTAGAGAAATATCCTGGTAAATTTGAAATATGGTCGGGTAGTAAAATTGTTGAACAATATCTTGATGATGACTTGTATGAAACTATGATTGTTGATGATTCTTTTAGTCAATCGACATTTTTGATTTCAAAACTTGTACCAACAACATATGAGAGAATTGCAACAATGGGTACGGCTACTTTATGGAAAATTATCATGTTAGCTTGGTCATATGAAAACAATTTAGCCGTTCCCGCAAAAGACTCTAAACGACCATTCACAGGTGGTTTATCTCGTTTATTAACTGTGGGTTATGCTAAGAACATTGTTAAGTTTGACTATTCGTCACTTTATCCATCGATACAGTTAGTGTATGATATTTTCCCCGATTGTGATATCATGGGTGTACAGAAATCGATGTTGAAGTATTTCCGTAACATTCGTATAAAATATAAACATTTGGCTGGTGAACTAAAAGATAGTGACCCAGTTCAGGCGGAAATGTACGACCGTAAACAATTACCAATTAAAATCTTTATCAACGCTTATTTTGGTTCATTGTCTGCACCACACGTATTTCCGTGGGGTGAAATGGATTCAGGTGAAACCATTACATGTATTGGTCGTCAATGTCTTCGTATGATGATTATGTTCTTTGAAAAGAAAGGTTATAAACCACTTGTAATGGATACGGACGGTGTGAATTTTGAGACTCCTGATAATATAAACGATACTGTTTATGTTGGTAAGGGGTACAATGAATTGGTTATAACAGGTAAAGAATATAGAGGAATTGAAGCGGATACCGCAGAATTCAATGACATATTCATGAGAAATGAAATGGGTCTTGATATTGATTATACCGCACCGGCTTGTATTAATGTATCAAGAAAAAACTACATCATTAAATTGATGAAGAAAGGAAAAGAAAAAATCAAATTAACGGGTAATACTATTAAGTCTAAAAAACTACAACAATATATTGTTGAATTCTTGGACGAAGGATTTAAATACCTATTAAATGGTGACGGTATATCATTTGTTGAATTGTATTTCCAATATGTTGAGAAGATTTATAATAAACAGATTCCATTATCGAAAATTGCAAACAAATCTCGTGTTAAACAATCTGTTGAGGATTATAAGAAACATATACAGAAAGTAACGAAAGCTGGGTCATTAATGTCAAGACAAGCCCACATGGAATTGATTTTACAAAATAACTATAATGCAGGTCTTGGTGAAACAATCTATTATATTAATAACGGAACTAAGAAGTCTTCAGGGGATGTTCAGAAAATAAGTAAACCAACAAAAAAACAACAAGAGGAATATTATAATACACATGGTAAATCAATGCCAAACAATTATTTAGAGATTAGTTGTTATATGATTTCTGAAAAAGAATTAAATGAAAATCCCAATATGACTGGTGATTATAACGTACCAAGATATTTGAGTAATTTTAATAAACGTATTGAACCTTTATTGGTTGTGTTTAGTCCCGAAATTCGTAATGATATTTTAGTTGAAAAACCAGAAGATAGACAGTACTTTACAAGTAAACAATGTGAATTAGTTAATGGGTTTCCAATAAGTGAAGATGGTCAGGATAAATATGATGAGGTAATGACACTATCGGATAGTGAAGTTATATTTTGGAATAAAATTAAAAGAGACCCATTCTTTATGTACGTTGATAATAGTATCGAATTAGTTGATAAAAATTGGGTTGATTACAACCGTAAAGTATTGTTATCACAAGAAAAAAGTACTATCAGTAATGAAGATGAAATAATCAAAACAGATAATGTCGATTACGCTTATCACGCGATTGAAATGTAATTAGATTACATTATACGGTGATTGCATCGGTCTGTACTTTAAAGCTTTATTGAGATTCTCCGCCTCCATACCTTTTCTTTCGAGAACTTTATCGGGGCGGAGTCTTTCTAATCTTAACATTAATTCTTCAACCAATTTTAATTTTTCATCTTTACCTTCTGTAAGTAATGATGAGTAATCCAATTTAACTTGACTATCGGGAACTTGTAAATCACCCGAGAATTTACCCCAAATTCTTCCTAAACCTTCTTTAGAATATGCAATGAGATATTTTCTAACCCAGTTTTGTGCTGGTTTATTTAGGTCATCCCAAACTAATTGTTCGGTTTCAACATCTGAAGGTAATTTAATTATATCTTTATTTTTATCTAAACATGTATCTCTATCCATGGTATCATAATACCAATACCAAACCTGACTTCTATTATTTCGTATTGAACCAAAATCAAATTTACCGCCCGGTACATTATATAAGTGAATTACCTTAGTACTATTTGGTCCTGCGGTAATTCTATATGTTAAATCACCACCAATTAACCTATTCTTCATATTTCTATCACCCATCCTTAATAAAAGGTCAAAAGCCGGCATCATAAAAAATGAACCCGCCGTTCCTTGTTGAGCGAATCCACCCACACCACCAAACGCAACACCACCCAATCCTCCAAAACCACCCAAAAATGGGTCAACTATTGAATCGGTTAACTCGGCTCTTGAAAACCATAGAAGTTCATTTATTTCTCTACCAGCCGGTATAACGTAAGTTTGTGTATTTGCCGATAATTCAAAATAATCCTTTTTTAGTTCACTATTACCGCCCGTTTGTAAACCAACTATTTTTGAATATGCGTGTGAGTATTGTGTTTCATAATCCAAACTTCTTGTTGTAAACGCTCTTGTTAATGACTGAGTATCAACATCAATACCAATTAACGATGACCATTGTGATTCAATTAACCAATCACTCACATATTGTTCATACTCCGATAAAGACAATTCCAAAAATGTATCCATCTGTTCTTCAGTTAATTCAATACCTCTAACGGGTAGTCCTAATAAATGAAAAACCTGAGTATATAATTTTTGTTTTTGTGGGTTTGTTATAATAGTAGCTGACATATTTGTTTTTATAAATAAATATCTGTATATTTTAGTTTATGATGGATATTAAAGTAGACATAAGAGAAAGACTAAAAAATATTACCATAGACCCATTGTGTAAAACATCAGTAACAAGGGAGATTATGATGCAAATACAAAGAAATAATACTTTAAAATTAAGGATTTCAAGGGAAATTAATAGGATGTTAGAGGAATTATATACTCCATTAGGTTTGTGGGGTCAAAACCCACAATCATCAGATGAGGATTTTGGTGTGTTAGATAAAGATGGTAATTGGGGAATTCAAAATGTATTTGATACAAACTATTCTTGCCAAGAGGTATTGTTTAATAGATGTAATTTATCAATTTTAAGATTATATAGAAAAAAAGGTATTGAAGATATTGAAATATCGGGTGAAACTTTTTCATATAGAAACCCAATAATTATTGATGATGAGACATTAAAAGATGAAAAAGAAACACTACGTAGAATAAATAAATTATTAATTTTAATTGATAACTATAAAAATAAAATATTTTTACCCGGTAGTGAGATATTTGACATTTTAATTAATATGTGTTCAAATACAATGTCAAGAGGAGACGAAACCCAAAAATTCTATGTTGATAACATATATGATTTCTTTGATGATATTGTTGAGGTTAAAGCATTAGGTGGTCTTGGTAATTATGATGATAGAAAAAAGGGTATTGATGTTTGGACAAAACATGGTGATGATAAAGTACTAAAACACCAAATAAAAGGTACGTGTGACTTAACATCAGTTAATGGCGGTTATTTGGTTAATTCAGCACTAAGTCAAACATCTAAATGTGATTTATACGTTTTTGTTTGTGAAGATTATAGAATTCTTATATTAAAGAATAATAAATATGAAATGGAATGGACTAAAGATGGAGTGTTCTTTCCAATAACCTTAAAAGTTAATGAAAAATTTTATACCCAATAAATTAAACGAAATTTTAATATTGTCTTCAAAAAACAATATGGAATTTGTATATCAAAAAGAAGGTGAAGAAAACTTTATTAAATTTTCAATAGAACCTGAAAGAAAAATAACGGTTAATATTGTAAATGAAAAAGATAAAAATTTAAAAAAGTTAATTAACCAAAAACTTGAGGAATTAAACCAACTCTTTAAGTAGTGACGTTGCGAAACTCTCTGAAAAATCACCGTCACCCATTACTTGGTCAATAATATTCTTCTTCTTATTTAAGATGTTATATTGTGTTTTCAAATATCGGATAGTAAACTATTACATTTTTCTTTTGTCCATATCTAAACGCTCTATCTTCTGCTTGACTATGATGAGCAGGAACAAACGATAAGTCGTTCATAATTACAACTTCAGCTGCGGTTAATGTAATCCCAACACCACCAGCAATAATGTTTGAAATAAAAATCTTTATTTTATCTTCATTCTGAAATCTATCAACACTCTGTTGTCTTTTTTCTTTTGACATTCTACCGTCAAGAACAACCGAATTCTTTTTGTATTTTTCATGTAACATATCAAGGGTCATTGTGAAGTTTGTAAATACAATAACCTTTTTACCTTGTTCTAAACATCTATCAATAATTTCTGAAGTGTACTCCACTTTTTCATATGCGATAACCTGTCTAACCTTCATTAGACGATTAATGGTTATACTTATTGATTCTTTATTTTTATTGTCATTAGTAATCCTCATGAAGTCTTCCAATTCTTCATCATAGAAGGTACTTTTTAAATCTAAAAATATTGGAGTAATGATTTTATCAGGTAAATCTAATATGTCCGTTTTCATTCTTCTAAGAACAAGGTTTTTAGTTCTGTCTCTTAGTTCATCTAAATTAGTGGCTCCACCCGTATTCCAAATCTTTTTACCATTAACAGTAAATTGATATCCTCCACAGTATCTTTTTACATATGTCTGCCAATTTAACGCAATAGGTGATTGAACAATTTTAAGAATGTTGTAATAGTTTATCGGTCTCGATGTCATCGGTGTCCCCGTTAATAACCAAACCTTGGGTATTTTATCAACAATATCATTAATTAATTTAGTTCTTTGTGCGGTTGGGTTTGAAATATAATGAGCCTCATCAATAATAACTAAATCAAATTTTTCTTTAAGTATCGGTTGACGGATTTCTTCACCCAATGCAACTGATTCCATTGAATGGTAATTTTTAATTATATCGTAATTTATAATGTAATAATCAAAAGTCGAACCCCATTTTTTACCTTCAACTATTAATGTTTTTTTATCAGAATAGTTTTCAATCTCTCTTTGCCAGTTAATCTTTAAAGAAGCGGGACAAATAATAAGAACCTTCTTTGCTCCACTTTCCATGGATGCAATGATTGCGGATGTTGTTTTACCAAGACCCATATCATCAGCAAGGATATATCTATCGTTCGCTAATAATTTTTCAATGGCCACTTTTTGGTGTTCCATTGGTGGTCTCTTTGAATATGGAGAATAATCAACTTCTCTATTTAATTTTTTTTCTTCTTGAATTATGGATGATTTGGGTATCCACATTGTGTAATTTTTTTCACTATCGGTTACTCTACCCCAAATATGATATGCCTTATCACTCTCACATAATAATTTTTCACACCATACTTTTTCCGGTACTTTTGGAAGATGTTTATCCTCCATTAATTTTTCACCAAAATTTGATGCAACGTTGATATACTTTTTTGCAACACGAGGTATTACCTCATGGTACTTAATCACGTATTCAGCTTGTGGACGAGTTAACTTAAAATTCTTAACTTCTAAAAACTTTTTTTTGAATTCTAATAACTGATTATTAAAACCCTCATAGTTTGCTAATATGTCCCTCGCCTCTATTTCAGGTATGGTACTTTGCATATATTCCTAAATATAACGAAATAGAATCAAAAATGGAACTATTTATTGGTATGAATAATAAATTACCAATTACGAGAATAAGTAAATTTTTCTCCCAAGACGACTTTGATTTAAATGTTAGAATGGGTGAGGAATACTTACACGGTGATTTAGGTATGAAATTGGTATTATTTAGGGTTGATAGACAAAAAACCGATACCGATGAAGTCTATGGTGAAGTGGGTAAAGATGATATTAAATTTTTACCTCCTGTTGAATTTTTCGGATTGGTTAAAGTTGAGGAATCAAAAAATAACAGTTATACCAAAGGTTTAAATAGATATTTGGAACCTGGTAATATGACAATATCGGTTTACCTAAACCATTTAGAAGAATTAAAAATAGATATTAGATATGGTGATTACATTGGTTATCCTGAATCTGAAGAGAAAATAAGATATTATACAGTTTCAAATGATGGTAAACTAACCGCAGATAATAAACACAATATGTTTGGTTATAAACCATTCTATAGAACAATACTTTGTGTTCCGGCACAAGAAACAGAATTTAGAGGAATTTAATTATGGGATTACCTAAAAGAAAAAATAATATACAAGTTTACGGTAAAATCGAAAATGAGGAGGGTTCTATCATTGGTAGAAGAAAAGAGTTATTGGAAAGAATAACAAAATCTGACACCTATTTACCCGATTCTGTTTTGCACGATGACCTTGATTTGGGTATGCTTGATTTTGTTAAAGAAAACTTCAAAGTTGTATCTGACGGTAATCAAATCCCTATTATCCCTAAAATATTAACAATACAAAGATGGGGTGAATTTACAAATAATTGGACATTTTCGGATGATGATGGTAATATTAAATTACCATTTGTTGCCATAGTTAGAAAACCCGATGTTCAATTTGGAACAAATCCCGCAGTACAAAGAACAATTCCTGATAGAAGAGAATTTTTTTACGCTAGTGTTCCAACATGGGACGGTAATCAACTCGGTGCTGACATTTACAAAATACCACAACCAATTGCAGTAGACATCACTTTTGATGTAACAATTGTTTGTACAAAATTTAGAGACATAAACAAATTTAATAAGGTTGTTTTACAAAAATTCTCATCTCGCCAATCATATACGTCCGTAAAAGGTCATTACATACCCATAGTATTGGATAGAATCGAAGATAATACTCCAATGGATACTTTGGATGGTAGAAGGTTTTACATCCAAAATTACACCTTTACAATGTTAGGATTCCTAATTGATGAAGAGGAGTTTGAAGTTAAACCGGCAATCAATAGAATTTTAACTATGGTGGAGACTGATTTAAGGTCAAGTAGTACCCCAAGACCCGAAATTAATTTATCAATAACAAGTTCATATTCGAGGGGTTCAATTGTTTCACAATATTCTGTAGTAGCATCACGTAAAGTTGATAAAACAGTTGAGATTACATTTGACGATATATTAGGTCTCACAACCGGTGGTACAGTAACAATACCGGTTAAATTATTTATAGAACCTAAACAAATTTCAGGAACTACTGAATATACGGTTGATGGTGTTTATTCAAATTTAAATCTAACAAATACTTTTAGTGGATTAACGGTCAACACAATAGGTAGAAGTAATTTTGATTTTAACACGACTAACACATCTATATTTCAACATATTCCAACCCCAACACCAACTATTACCCCAACACTAACTATTACCCCAACTCCAACTATTACCCCAACTCCAAGTAGTCCTTAAAAATTAATCTCCGTAGATATCTTTTTTCTTTGGTATTTCAATGGATTTATCTTCTTTACAAGTTTCATCAATCCACTTCTGAACAATTTTATAAATTTTTAATCCTTTTTTATCGCAATATTCTTTTAACATCTTGTGATGTTTCTCACTAACCTTGATGTTTTTGGTGGTATTTTCCATGATAAAGATAAATATTGACACTAAAAGATAAATTAGTGTCTATAAGTATATTTTTTCAAAAAATCAAGTAAATCTTTGCTAAAAACAAAGATATTTATAGAAAAGTAATAAAATAAATTAACCAAACAAGAAAAAAATGGCAAATTCAAATAGAGTATTTGTGTCTCCAGGTGTGTACACATCGGAAAAAGATTTATCATTCGTAGCACAAAGTGTTGGGGTGAGTACATTGGGGTTAGTGGGTGAAACTTTAAGAGGTCCCGCTTTCGAACCAATTTTAATAACAGATTTCGATGCGTTCAAATTATATTTTGGAGGTACATCACCTGAAAAAGATGGTAATAACAATCCAAAATATGAACTACCTTATGTTGCAAAAGCATACCTTCAAGAATCTAATCAATTATTCGTAACAAGAATTCTTGGTTTAACAGGATATAAACCAGTTAAAACATTCGCGATTCAAACAATCGGTGGTGTTGAGGTTGGTTCATTAAGTGGAACCACATCAGGAACAACAATTCCATCAACAACAGGTATTACAGGTAGTACTTTCTACACTTTCTTATCAGATAAGAAAGCTTATGATGGTAACACAATTACTGACTACATTGTTACAAACTTTAGTGGTAACACTTCAAGTAATAATAACGATTGGTTTGTTTTGGGTAATGTACCGTTTTCAGGAACATCAGGTTTAACTGGTACTGAGGTTATCTCACCATTGACAGGTTTGGACAATGCAAATAATTACAACTCAAAAGAGTGGTACAATACATTAGTTAATACGGCGGGTGATGAAGTTTACTCATACCTATTCGTTTATAATAGTGGAACAAGTAGATTCAATGTTACAGAATACACATATAATGCAACTACATATAGTGATTATGATGGTCAAGTTGTTGTTGCTTTCAGGTCAAGAGGTTCATACGCTGGTCAAACTTTAAATTTGGAAGTTACTGCGAACTCTAACTTTAATATTTCTGGTTCAGATTTAGTGGTTAATCCATTAGCTGAATTTACACTTAATGTAACAGGTTCAACAAGTGGAGCTAAAACATTTACTTGTAGTTTAGATACGTCATCATCAAAATATGTTACAAAAGTTTTAGGTAATAGTGTGTATGATAAATCAAAAACTGATATTCCGATTTATGTTTATGAATCTTACCCAAATTATTTATTAAAAGCGTTTCAACAAGGTTATATTAGAGGTATCAGTTTAACTGAGGTATATAATACAGAAAACAATAACTTCTTAACAGAATGGGATAC